TGGAGCGAAACAGAATAGGTTTTATGATGGGGTAGACATGAAAGGAGGGGTGCCCGAATTTGATGAATGGCTATCAATAGCCAATGAATTTCAAAATTCAAAAGGAGCAAATGTGATGATTTTTGAAAACTGGAGGAATATTCACGATTTATGGGAAGCAATAGAAAAATACTGGAAAATAAAAAATATAATTATATGGCATTTGCCGAATAGACATCAAGGGTTTTTAGCAAAAGGAAAGTTTTTTAATAAATATGATATTGCACCGTTAGCTGGCGAGGGAATAATTAATGAAGAATATGAGGAAGAATTCCAAAATTATTTAAACGAAAAAGGGCAAAAACTTGTAGATACATATCAAATAATATTTTATGGAAGCAGAGGAAAAAATTCTTGGAATAAGATTAAAGGTAAGAAATACTGGACACTATCTGACCATATTGATTGGGTAGCAAGTTCAGAGTCAGATACAGGACAATCGGTTATATTTGGCACCAAACCAATTCAAATATTGGTGCCGTACATCAAAATATTAAGCCAAAGAAATGGAATAGTAATGGAACCGTTCGGCGGAAGCGGAAGCACGATTATTGCCTGCGAAGTAATGAAAAGGAGATGCAGAGCAATAGAAATTAGTCCAACTTACGCAGAAGTGATTATAAATAGATTTGAGAAATTTACGGGTAAAAAGGCGGTTTTGTTGGAAAAAGGAGTTGAAAATAACAACCAGAATAACCTAGCACAAGAGATTAAATAAAAGGCGATATAATACTCAATTAAAAGCAAAAAGCACAAATGGCACGAAATTTTAGAAAAAATAAAAAAGAATTTCTTAAAGCGCTGGAAAAGCGGTCAGGTATTATTTCATTAGCTTGTGCGAAAGTCGGAATCCCCAGACGGACAATTTATAATTGGTTAGAGAGTAATAAAAAATTCGCTAAAGAAGTTGAGGAAGCAATTGAAGAAGCCAGAAAAACAAGATTAGATTTAGCAGAAAGTAAACACGTTCAGAAACTAAAAGCTGGTGAAACAAGAGCAGTTTATTTTGAATTGGAAAGAAGACACCCGGAATATAGACAAAAAATAGAAACAGAAGTTAAAGATAGGGCGTCGGTAGAAGAATTAAAAAGGCAAACAGAGATATTAAAAAAAATAGGAGAAAATCAATATGATAACAAAGGAGATATTACAATTGGTGACGAAGCAGGAAATAAAGGAAGCGAAAGAGATAGTTCGGCAGCTTTATAAAAACAGCGAAGGAAAACCTTTTGATTTAACAGACGGACAAGCAGCAATTTTTATAATTATCTACAAAAGAAAATATCCAAGAGTTCATATTCAAGCAGCCACGAGATATGGTAAATCAGATACAATTGCGATGGCGGTTTTAACAAGGCGAGCGACTTTTCCCGGTAAAACAGCGATTGTAGCGGGAAATAAAGATAAAGCCAGAATAATAATGAATTATGTAATATCCCATATTTTTGATAATAATTATCAAAAATTAAAATTTGTAATGGAGCCGGGAGAAACGGAAGAAAGAATTAGAAGGTTTAAAAATAAAGATAGAATAAATTTTGATTTAGGAAATGGTTTATTGGGAGAGATATTTATTACAACAGCGGTGGGAGCATTAGGATTGGGAGCAAATGATGTTATTGAGGATGAAAGCGCTTTAATATCAGAACAAGACCACGCTTTAGTGATGAGAATGTTAGGAGATAACCCGGATAATTTTTTATGTAAAGTTGGAAATCCTTGGGATTCAGAGCATTTTAGAAAATCATTCGAAGACCCGCAATACAAAAAGATAATCATAGATTACACGCAAGGAATTAAAGAAGGGAGATTTACCCCAGCTTATATTGACGAAATGAGAAAACAGCCATTTTTTGATGTTTTGTATGAATGTAAGTTTCCTAAATCAGGAACTATGGATGAAAAAGGATGGGTGCCATTATTAACAAGAGAAGAAATAGAAAGAGCAATGGTTGATTCGTCGGTAGAAGGATTTGGGGTTAAAAAATTAGGAGTTGATATAGCAGGCGGGGGGAGAAATTTTTCAGTAATAGTTAAAAGATATACAAACATAGCAAAGATAGTTTTAAGAAATCAAGATCCAGATACAATGAATATTGCTGAGGTGTTAATTAGTTTAATGGAAAAAAAGGAAAGAGGAAAATATGATATTTATCCGAGGGATGTTGTAATTGATAAGGTTGGGTTGGGAAAAGGAGTTTATGATATTGTTAACAGAGAGTGTCCGGGAGTTTGGGGAATTAGCGGAGCTGAAGAACCAACGACATTAGAAGAAAAAGAAAGATTTGTTAACCTTAGAGCTGAACTATTCTGGAAAGCAAGAGAATGGATTCTTAAAGGAGGAAAGTTAGAAAAAAATGATGCGTGGTATGAACTTACGAAAATAAAATATAGAACAAAACTTCAGGGAACAAAAGGGAAAATGATAATTATTTCAAAAGAAGAATTAGCAAAAGAAGGAATACCAAGTCCTGATGTGGCAGATGCTTTTGCGATGACTTTTAGAACCGCTGATATTCCGAAAGTTGATGAGGAAGAGAGGGAGTTGCAGGAGATGAGAGAAAATGGGAAGTTTGACCCATTTAATCCATTTGGAGAATTTTAATAAAAAAATAAAAAAGTAAATTTATGAAAAAAAATAATTCGGCTCTTGACAAATATTTTTGCTAAATGTAATAATAAAATAATAATAACAATAATATGGCTAACGCAAAAATACAGCCATCTATTCTTTTAGAAAAATCAAAAGAAAATTTTGAAGTTCCTGACTATACCCCTGAAGAACAAGAGTATCTGCGAAACCTTCAAAAAAGATTGGAGCAGGCGAAACTATTAAGAGACCAACCACATCCCGAGTTTGACGGAATGACTTATGTTCAGTATTGGCAGAAAAATGAAGATTTGGCAAATATAAAATTAAAACCAAAAATTAATAAACATGATATTCAGTTTCAAAGTGGAACTTTGCGAACAAAGTTGTTCGCATTTTTGTCTTCTCTTACCGGATTAAATCTATCAGGAGATATTTCGGCTTTTGATGAAAATGATATATTATTACAAACACTCGGAGATGCGTTGGAAGATATTATTGAAAAGGCAGATGAATTGGACGAAGATGAAGAAAAGAAAATGCTTCGGCATTATGAATTATTAAAACAGGGAACGGTATTTCTTGAAGAAGTTTGGGAGGATAAGACAATAATAGATAAAGGAAGTGTAGATGATTATGATGGTAGATTTCGTGGATACAAAATAAAAAAGAAAGAAGTTAAAACAGGGGGTCGTTGCAAAAGAAATATAATTCCCGGAATATGTGTTTATTTAGGAGATTTAACAAAATACCTTATTTCGGAACAGCCGTATATTTTTACTGTTCAGACTATTAAATACGATGAAGCGAAAAAAATTTACGGCGATTTTGAAATGTTTAAATATGTTTCAAAAAGTTTAAGACCGTGGAGCGGAGACAGCGATAAAGCAATGGCAGAAAATGCTTGGCGGTTAATGGATACAAAAGAAGACTGGGTAGAGGTTATAAAATATCAAGATAAACCAAATAACGAATATCAAATAATTTTAAATGGCGTACCAATGTTGCCGATAGGATTTCCTTTTCCGTGGGGATATAACGAGTATAATATTGTACAGCAAAACTTAAGACCAATTCGGCACGATTTTGCTTATGGCAAGTCATTTGTTTTTGAAAATAAAAATCCTGTTCAACTTTTGGATGAGATGATGAAGTTGGCTTTATTAAAAACACAAAAATCTTTTTTGCCGCCATATATTAATATCAGCGGTCGGGTTTTATCTTCGAAAGTTTTGATGCCCGGAGAAATTACGATGGGCATTGAACCAAATTCTTTAATACCAATTTCACCAGAGGAAACGAAAGGGATTACAACCTCGGAATTTAATATGATTCAAGAGTTAATAAGAACAATAGATTTGCAAACCGTTTCCCAGACATTTACAGGAATGAAAGAAGAGGGGCAGGTAACAGCTACTCAGATTTTTGAAATTCAAAAACAGGCAAGAATTATGATGGGTGTTTTTATTTTAACAGTCAGTTTGTTAGAGAAAAAATTGTATGTCTTAAGGCTCATGAATATTTTAAAGAATTGGTTTAATCCAGTTGATGAAGTGGTAGATAAAGCAAGACAGGCGTTGAGAAATAAATATAGGATTGTTTCGAGAATAAGAAATATTGAGGGAAAAGGAATTGGAATGAGAATAGTTGTACCGACTGATACGCTTCCAGCTCCTGAAGAAATAATGACAAATGAAGAAAATATGAGCAGGGAATTAGGAATGCCAGTTAGAATTATAGCTCTTAATCCACGAGAATTAGAACAAGCTAAAATAACATGGGTGGTTAATATAAATGCCCGAGAAAAGAGGTCTTCGGAACTTAGCAAATTGATGTTTAGGGCAGAAGTTCAGGACGCAATGGCTTTAGGACTTAATTTAAGTAATTCATGGAAAGAGGAAAGATTTGCTGAGGTGTGGGAAGAAGACCCATCAAAAATGTTTGAAAAAACACCTCAACCTCAAATTCCTGCTCAATCGCCATCAATATCGCCACCGGCTTTAGGAACGGAAACAACTCCAACAATTAAAAGACCAAGCGTGTCAATAAATCCAAAAATATCAAATTTAATTCCAGAAAATTTATAATATGGATAAAAAAATATTAGAAAAATCAGCAGAATTGACGAGAAAATTACTTGGCTCTATTACCTTAAATGATATAGAGGAACTTAAGGAAGAAACATTAAGCGATGAAGAATATAAAGCAAGAGCGTCTGATTGCGAACTTTTTTATAAAAAATATTTAGAAAAAGTATTAAAACTTTTCATTCAAAAACAATTAGAAGAAATAGGACAGAGAGCTGTAAGTGAAGGACAAATGGTTTTTGGGCGGGGAACGATTAATGGTTTATTTCTTATAAAAGAATGGTTTGACGAACAAGTGTCAGTTTCTCTTTCAAAATTTCAACCAGAAGAAAAAGGAGAATTTGGAGAAATATAAATATAAAGGTTAAAATAATATATTTTAAAATTTAATAAATAAAAATTTATGCCAAGCAAAAGTAAAAAACAACAAAAATTTATGGGAATGGTCTATGCTTTTAAAAAAGGAGAGTTAAAACCTTCTGAAGTTTCGGAAAGGGTGAAGAAAGCGGCTAAATCTATGACTATTAAACAAGCGAAGGATTTTGCCGCAACTAAAGTTGAGGGACTTCCCATAAGAGCAGGAAGGGGAAAACTAATTAAAGATAGATATTAATTATAAAATGACTTCGCTGTTTCGCATTCAGCGTTAAAAAAAGTGCGTAAAAAAGGTCGTAAATAAAAAAATTAAATTAAAAAAATAATGGCTCAATTATTTAACGAAGAAGGGAAATTAGTAGAAGCTTATACCCCGGAAGAAGTTGAAGAGAAGCTTAATGAAGTTAGGCAACAAGCCATTGAAGAAGCAACCGCTTCTAAACAAGAGGAAATTGATGATTTGTTACTTCAGTTAAAAGAAAAGGAAAGTGAAATAGAAAAGGCTTATAGTGAGCTTGAAAAAGAAAAATCAAAAGATAAAAATCTTATAGGTCAAAGAAAAATAATAGAAGAAAAAGAAAGAAAGGTTGAAGAACTTGAAAAAGGACTTGCTGAAATGAAATCTTTAATGGAGCAAAAAATAAATGAAATAGAATTAAAATCGAAAGAAAGGGTTATCAGCGATATGATAAATAATTTAGCAGGAGACAATAAAGATTTAGCAGAAAAAATAAGATTTTTCTATGACCAGTTTAAAGGAGAACCAGTTGATGAAAAACAAATACAAGAAAGAATTCATAATTCGTATATTTTAGCAACTGGAGCAAAGACAGTAAGTCCGATTTCAAGCACAGTGATATCTTCTGCGGTTGGAATGCCTCAAATAAATACAAATAAAGAAAAAATTTCTTCAGAGCTTCAAGATTTGGCAAGGAAAATGGGAATTAGCGATCAAGAACTTAAAAAAAATAAATTAATTTAAAAATATGGAAGAAAAAATAAAAGAAAAAAAAGAAAAAGAGATGTTAACTATCTCTAAAAAAGAATTCGATGAATTGCGGAAAAGATTGGAGAGTTTGGAAAGAGATAAAGATATGCTTCTTCAGGTTGCCGACAAAAAACAACTCTCTCTTTATTATTCGAGACATCGAGATAAAGTGCCGGCAAAAGTGATGTTAAGAACAATGATGACGAGGAAAGATAAAAATGACCCGAATAGCCCTCTTGTTGAAAAGGTTGTTTTAGGTTGGAGGACAATTCAGGATGAGGTTTATCAAGACCCAGCGACAATGAGATGGGTAGAAAGACAAAGGCTTGAGGTTTTGTATGAAGACGGAACATCAGAAGAATTTCATTTAATGGATTATGTTAGAAAATACAGACAAGTAGAGGCGGAAGTAAGAAATAGAATAGTTGATGAAGAAACCGGCGATGTTGCATTAAAGGTCGTAAGATTAGACAATGGTAAGGAATATACCATTGGAATCAACTTTATAAATTAAAAAAAGGTCGTAAAGTGGAAAAAATTATTGGAAAATATATTGGGTCTCAAAAAATAAAAGAAGTAAAAACTTCTTCCCGAAAAACATATTTTGGAAATGAGGTTTTAAGAATAATATACGAAAACGGGACAGAAGAGGAATTACCGAAAGAAGTTGTTAATATTATCGTAAGCGATAATGAAAGGGACTTAACTTCTGTTAGAGAAGATTTTGTTAAACCGATTGTAGAGAAAATAATAGCTATTCTTTTAGAGGCTGAAGTAAAAATTATCGATGTTGATTATATATTTCAAAAAGCGACTGTCTCTTTAAACCAAAATATTGAGGAAGCGATTGATAAATTAACAGGTAAGGATAGGTATACTCGTACATTAGCAGATATTCACGAAATATTAATTAAAAATGGCAAAAGAAAAAAAACAAAATCCAATTAGCGGATATATAATTTCTGATAAAGAAAAAGTGGTTTTCAAAGGAAAAGAGGTAGTGTCGGTATTAGGAGAAGATAAAAAAAATAAATGTTATCTTTGCAGAATGTCAGATAATACAAAAGAATGTGTCCCAATAGAGGTATTTTACGAATGAAAAAGGATGACCAAGAAAAATTAAAAATATTCGGCGTTATTCAAACAATTAATGCTGTTCTTTCAAAGATAAGAGAAAGCGGATCTGGAATAATAGATACAAATATTTTTCAGAAAGAAATAAAAAAAAGAAAAGATGAAAAGATGTTATTTTATGACGAGGTTATATTTCCGAAAGAGGGAGGAATATTAGTAACATTTAAAGATAAGAATATACCGCCGATTAAAGGGTTTTTCTTTTCAGAAACATTAGAAACGGTAGATACGATTAAAAAGATAGGTATGGCATTTGTGAAGGTGTTAGCTACAGAAATAAAAAGAAATCCATTAGGAACAATTATAGCATTTGTATTTTTCAGGAAAGGAATTAAAGAAATTATAAAATGTTTGCTCCGGGAAATGGATTGGGGACTAAGAAGGGTAAGATATAAACCACGATATTATTGCAAAGCAGTGTGGGCATTTTACGTAGCATTTGAATCTGTCAGAAAAAAGAATCCGAAACTTAATGAAGAAATAAGTCATTTACGAAATATTGTTTGTATGATATTAGAGGCTGATAATGCTTATCGTTATCGTGTTCAGGATGTTTTCGGGGAAATAAATAAGGAAAAAGCGAAAAAAGACCCAATAGAAGAATTAATTAGAATAGCAGACATCTGGATAGAAAAAGAGACTGGAAAAAAGAAAGTTGATGATAGAGAGATGAAAAAATTTATGACGGCATATAAGATTGTTTGGATAAAAAGGATTTTAAGATTACTTAAATTTGTACCTCAATTTAAAAAAGTTTTAAGAGATTTCTTCGAGGTGTTTCACGTTGAAGATGTCCAAATGGATAAAGAAGATTATTTTCACGCATTTAACGGAAAACAACCATTTGGATGGAAATCAATTAAAAAATAATTTTATGGAAAAAAAAGAAGAAACAAAACAAAAAATGATTACTTTAACATTAATTCAAGAGGTTGCTTTAGATAAAAAGGGAAAAGAAATTAAAGACGCTGACGGAAATAAAAGTTATCAAAGAGATGATTTTATCGGGTTGCTGAATTTATTAGCAAAGTTTGATTCTAAATTTCACGAAATGAAAGATTATAAAATGTTTTTAAAAGTAAAAGACCATTTGCTTGAAAATTGGAGAAAAGAAGATAAGAATATTGAATTAAGTTTAGATGAAGCAACGTTTTTAAAAAGATATTTATCAGAACTACCAGAAAAAGAAGCAAAAAATCAATCCCTTCAAGAATTTGAAATTAGAACGCTTTGCGGAATTTTAGACCAGCTTGGTTAAAATCTCTTGACAAATATTTTAGAGATAGATTAAAATATAATAATAAACCCATTTCGCAGTTCGGATCACTGCGTTAAAAAAAGATTCGTAAGATGGGAAAATAATATTTTCTGATGTTATTATCAGAAAAGAAAGTTTCCCATCTTTTTTTATAAAAAAAACGAAGGAAAGTCCCGTCCCAAACCTTCGTAAAAAAAGGGAAAGCCAATTTCGGAGAGAAAACTTCGTTAACAAACAAGGCTTAATGGGAAGAACATACGGAGTCGAGTAAGTTCTTTTAAAAATTAAACAATAAAATAAAAATGGCTTTTGTAAAGAAAAGAGGAAGAACCAAATGGATGTGGTTGCCAGTTACGCCTTCAACGGCGATAACCAAAGGTTCGCTTGTGGCATGGAGCAGTGGAAAGTTGGTTGCGGCTAACGCTACTACTCGCCCTCATTTGATAGTTGGGGTTTTAAGACACACTATCTCTGCTAGCGACCCTGATTACGCATTAGATAGATTAGTTGAAGTTGAAGTTCCTATCGAAAAATTTGTGGAGTGGGAAGCAGATGTTTCTTCTGAATCATCTCTTTCTGCTTCCGATATCGGAGGATACTTCGAACTTTGTACAGCGTTATTGGTTAACAGAGCGCTTGTGTCGTATAGGGTAGTTCAATGCGTTGGTTATATTTCAGCAACAAAAGGAAGATTCGTATTAAATATAGGACCAGATGCAATGGCAGGATATACTGAAGATGGTTCAAAGCCAGCATAAATATTTTAAAATATGGAATTAAACACAGTGTCGCTTTCAGATTTCGTGAAACTTGCGGAGGTTATCTGGATTAAGGGATTTGAATCAGTTGAACCAGCTATGATTAATTCAGGGCTGGTGAAGGTGATGAATATCTCTGAACATACAGGTAACACAAGAGAGTTTTCCGAAATCGACACCAACGAATATTTAAGCTACAAAGGAGAAGGGGACCAAGCAGCCAGAGGTAAGATTCAGCAAGGATATTCAAAAACAATGACTAAATACAGGGTTGCTGAAAATATCGGTATCACTTATGAAATGAGAACCGAAAATAAGTACCCTGAAGTCGTTAACGCCTTGCTGAACGCTGGTCGAAAAGGAGCAAATACTATCGACCTCGACTTATCACATAGGCTTACATTTGGAACTGTAACCTCTTATACTGATAGAGACGGAAGAACAATTGACACGACAGTTGGAGATGGTTATCAACTTTTCTACACCGCTCACACTCTCAAAGGGAGTTCAACAACTTTTAGAAACAGGTTGGCGAACAATCCTCAGCTCTCAAAAGGAGCATTAGAGGCGATGGAGAGATTGATTACAGAAAATACCTATAATCAACTCGGTAAATTCACTTTTTCTTGCCGAGTATAAATCTTTTCTAAATAACATGGAAACACTTACTAATTCGCCTAAAACGTGCGAACAAACTCGTAAGTCAACCAGAGGGAAGATGAGAAATGTAGATCGTGCATATTTGGCTGGATTCATAGATGGAGAAGGAATCATGGGGATTTATTCAACCAACCATCCAAAACAAAAGAAAATGGGATGGAGTCCAAGTTTCTTTTCAAGAATAATGGTAGGAAATACAGACCCAGAAATACCAAAATTTTTGAAAGAATACTATGGAGGATGGTTGGGAATAGAGACAAAAAGATTCAGGAATGGATTACCATGCTACCGATATTATGCCAGCGGAAAAGTGTGCGATCGCATCTTGAGGGACATTGTGCCTTATCTGAAACAAAAGAAAGAAAGAGCTTTAATGCTGATACATTATTATCAAAATAGAAAAAAGCTCTCATGGAATGAAAAGGAAGCAATACGAATGAAATTTGTGGCACTCAATGGGAACTCAGGAAAAGCTCATCACCCGCAGAGACTAAACGAAAAGATTCCTTATAGCCGAAATAAATTTGAAAATAATGGCTTAATAAGGAAAAACGATAGTCCGAACTTACAGGAGACTGTAAGCCAAACATAAAAATTGGAGAAAAAGACAGCCGTCTTCGACATCCTTTGGACAACCGATGACCCCAACGTGGTCAACACTGCAAGAGAATACTTGCGTTCTATTGCAAGCCCAGATGCAACTCATGCCGGTGTCGTTAATGTCTATCAAGGAAAATACAAACACGTTATTCTTCCGAGAGTAGCAACTGACGCCAATGGAGCACCCGATTCCACTAAGAGAGGTTATTGGGGAATTGCCTCCTCGCAAATGAGTTCGTTCTATCTTGGTATTTGGGAGCAACCACATTTGATTCCTCCGGCAGCTAACAGCAATTCGGAAGATGTGCAAACCGATGATTGGGAGTTCCGTAAAATAAATTGCGGAAGTAAAATCCTCTCTGATATACGGCGAAAGCTGAGATGCCAACGCCGACCAAGCCGAAAGGCAGGTTCAACGACTGAGCGAGAGGACGGCGAAAGCCGATGCAACAGTCTGACCTTATGGGAAATGAACCATAAGAGACAAGCAGAAATGACTTGTCCATCCGTAGAGGATACGGCATTTGACAAATAGATAGTTCTTTGATAAGATGTAAGTATGAAAATACTTACTAAAAAATGTATTGTTTGTGGCAAAGAGTTCGCAAGGATTTATAAAGACAGGAAATTCTGTTCAAGGGATTGTTATTACAAATGGCAAAAAGAAAACCCAAATAAAGGATGTTTTAAAAAAGGAAACACGAAAGGATTTAAGAAGGGGCATCCATTCTATAAGGGTGGCGAAAAGGGGTGGTTTAAGAAAGGACAGACCCCTTGGAATAAAGGAACGCATATCCAAACGAACAACGCTTTAGAAGTTTGGAGAAAGTAAGGAGGAAGGAATTGGAATAAAGGAAAGCATATCAAAATAAATGATGCCCTTGATAAATGGAGAGCAAAAGGAAATGTTATTAGCGGTAAAAAACATTGGAATTGGAGAGGGGGAATAAGCAAAATAAGGGAAAGAATAGAAGCGATGCCTGAATATAAAAAATGGAGAATGGAAGTTTTTCAAAGAGACAATTTTACTTGTCAGAAATGCGGAAAAAGAGGCAAATTACATCCCCACCATAAAAAAGAGTTATCAATTATTTTGAGAGAATACAAAATCAAAACCTTAAAAGATGCAAGAAAATGTAAAGAATTGTGGGACATCAAAAATGGACAAACTTTGTGCATTCCTTGCCATAAACAAACATTATCTTATCTAAATAATAAAACAAAATCCTCTACGGAATAGTAACAAAAGTGAATCGTGCCGGTTATGGAATCTGTATTGTTGGTGCTTCTTGGATAAAATTCTCGAGTGGAGACGGTCAAGCTTAATGCTTAAGGTGTTTCAAATTGCATTTCCTTGTGTGCCCTCGCTGTAAGGCGGGGAGAGACCTTAAAAGAGATTTCTCCTCGCCTTATAGACGACATCGCTTAAACGCCGATGTAAAAAGCGTAAAGGTTTAATAAAATATAAAATAAATAACAAAACCTAAATAAATAAAATCAATTATATGGTTAAAAAAACGCTAAAAAAAGAAAAAAAAGCGGAAAGACCCAAAAAAACGGCATCACTTTTGCCGCTTGTTGATGGCGTTCAGGCAATTGAAGTAATTAGGGAAAACGAAACAGCCATTCACTACAGGCTGGCAAATGGAACAACGGCTTGGGTATCCAAAAAATAAAAGTCGATAATAGTTAAAATAGATAAATTATATGACAACATTTGCGCAATATATTGATGAAATAACGGTGCTTAACGCCAAAGCCGCTACCGGAGCAGGAAAATGTCTTGATGTTTCTGATTATGATTATGCAATCGCAACGGTAATTATTCCATCGAGTTCAACTTTGACAATTAAGGCAGGAGGGGCAATATCTGAAGTTGCTCCTGATATGGCTTCAGCTCAATCTTCCAGCAACGTGTATGGATATTTGGCATTATATGACATAGATGCTGCAACCAATGTGGCTGGTAGTACAGGTATTTCGGTATCTAGTGCTACAAAATACGGAATTTATAGAATTGAGCTAAAGGGTTTAAAGTGGCTGAACTTTATTGTAACAAATTACACAAGTGGAAGCGTTACCGTTAAATTAAGATTATATAACGGCTAATATGCCAGAAAATAAAAAACAAGATTGGACAATAACAATAGATTCTTTCGGCGGCTTTGTTCCCGCTTGGTTTGAAAATAGTTATCCATTTTATGGAAACAAGAATCAGGCGTCGGATATGAAGAACGCAGACATTATAGACCCAAACGTTTTAAAGCCGGGACCGGATGTAATAAACCTGACAAATGGAGATGAAACTGGAGCAGTCACAACACTTATCAAGGGTATATTAAGGACTGCGGTAGCAAACAACGTGACTTATGCTTGTGGAGGAAACAAGTATTATCAGTTAAACTCCTCAACTGTAACGAACACCGGAGGAACTTATCCGCATATAATTGATAAGGCTGATGTGACAGATGAAGACGCTGAAGATTTGGTTTATCATAAATCAAAGATTTATGTCTTTTACAATCATTCAGGCAATGCCGGTGATATTTTGAAAGATGATAACGGAACAATAGATGACGATTGGGGTTGTTATTCAGAAGATACAGAAGTTATGACAATTGACGGGTGGAAACCAATAAAAGATGTAAAGGTTGGAGAAAAAGTTTATTCTTTAAATCCTATAACATTAAGAGTAGAAATTGCGGAAAATCAAGAGACCATAAATAAATCTTATAGTGGAAATTTGATTCATTTTAAAAGTCAAGGAATTGATTTGATGGTAACGCCAGACCATAAAATGTTAGCTGGGTTTAGAAAATATAATAATAAGAAAGTATATTTGGACTATCAAATAGTTAGAGCAGATAGTTTATTAAATAAAACAAATTTTCATTTAAAAAAGAATGCTATTTGGGATGGAAAAATTATTGATGAATGGGAAATTCCTGAATATGACAATGGAAGTAAACAAGAAATTGTAAGAGACAAGAAAGGAAGGATTGTTGCTACTACAGGGAAAAGATTTTATCGTCCAGCGAGAAAATTTCCTATTAAGCCATTTTTGAGATTACTTGGCTTTTATATTTCTGAAGGATGGTCTACTGAAAAAATGGTTGGCATTAGTCAAAGAATTTACAGCAAGGGTTGGCAATCAATAAAAAATACACTTGATGAATTGGGATTAAATTATGGTTATTATGGGCAAAGTTTTGATATTCACGATAAACAATTAGCACAATATATTCGTTCAATTATCCCAAACGGATTTTACAATAAAAAAATT